GATAAGAGCTTGTGGACTGATTGGCCTATAGAGTTTTGGAACTCACGGGCGCATAAGACTCTGGTTGGCTTTTTGACACCAAGAACCAATAAAGCCCTCGCAACACCCCAAGACTTAGCCCCACCACGACCCCCATAAAGAACCTTGTAACGCATAGGCTCAAAGAGGAATTGCAGCTTGATAGGGAAGTCAACCGCAGATATTGCCTCCCGCAGTTCTTGGGTGATTTCACTCACTTGGCTTTACAAACCTGACTTCTAATGAAGTAACGATATTGTTTCCGTCTGCATCTTCAAGCGTGGTTGCTTGGACTGCCTTGCCATCTAAACGATCAGCTACTTCTTTGACAGCCCATGCTTCCCCTGCTTCTGCTTGATCTAATACCTTGTCAACAATCCTGCCAATCTTTTGTGGATTCTGAGCTAAAGCCCTTCTCATAGCATCTAAAAAAGGCTTATTCTTTGTTGCGTTCTTGTTACCAATAGGCGCACCGACAGGATTATTTGACTTTTCTTCCATTTATTTGAATTATAAATACTTTTTGTTGTATTTACGCAACACTTTGATCTTGTGCAGGTTCATCAGACTGTTGTTTTTCTGCAACATCAGCTAATTGTGGCTCTGCAATAGATTTAACACCAGCGATTAGATGAGCAGAGTGCATATAGGGTAATTTACCTAACTCATTTAATAGCTCATTGATCTGTTGAACTGTAAATGCGATGACTTTTTGTTCGATGCTCATTTCTTCTTTCCTTTTGCTTTGGTTGCTTCACGTTTTTCAGCGTAGGCGATTGCCACAGCTTGCTTTACTGGTTTACCAGCTTTTACTTCAGTTTTAATATTTTCTTTAAAAGCCTTTGGGCTTGCAGATTTTTTTAATGGCACAGTCTTTTCCTTTCGGGTGGTTGCTTTCTTTACTACGGGTTTTCTTGGTCTATCTTCAGCCAATAATTCTGTGATACGCTTTTCTCTTGCTTGGCGTGGTTCAAAATCATCAGTAATAGGAAAATGCCATTGATTAGATGGTTTTGGCTTTGGGCCGATGACTTTACTTAACCAATCAATAATGCGATCAATCATATTTTTCCCCTATTCTGTCCAGCAGATATCCTGCCAGCTCATCAGTAAACATTTCTCGCCCTTGTGGTCTATCTTTGTGAACTTCAGATATTCCTCTTTGGGATTATCGTTCATTGTGCCAAAACGGACTCTCGCCCCTACTTGGATTGGCATTGCTTCTCTACGATCTGCCGATAACTTCTTGCCAGGGCCTACCGCTACTACAGTTCCCATGTTTTCGGCTTCTTTGTTATTCACAATTAATACAGAGCTTAAAACACGAACATCTGGGCGGACAATAATCTTGTCCCCCAGAGGTTTAAAAGTTACAATTTCTTCAGCCATTCAATATTACCCTATTGGTTGGTCAAAAAGTCCCTTGCCTTTACCGAGGCTTGGGGCTTTTGCTTACATATCGTCTTGATCGTGTCCGACACGCTTATGGCTGTAGCACTCACGCTCACCCATGTTGCCGTCATTCAACTCACCGAGCTTGCCTTCAAAGTTGCCAGCGTGGGAGAGTGGGCGTGAACCCATTGCATCCATTTTGCCCATGCCAACTCCGCCAACTAGCTTGACTTTACGCTCTCCGCTCATGTCAGCTTTAGCTGCGCCAGCAGGTGCTTTTGCGCCAGTTGTTGAAGGTACGCCCTTCATGCTATCCATTTTGCCCATGATTTATCCTTTAAGATGGGGTTGATACACTACGAATAATAATACTATTTTACGATTTTTCAAGCAATTTTACTAGATTTATCGCACCTTCAATATCGTGGATTCGAGCTATTGTTGATCCTTTCCAATTCATCATAAAAAGCTGTTGGGCTTTAGTATATGGTGCTTTGGCATCTCTTTTGAACTCACAGAGTATCGTCTTGCCATTCTTTCCACATACGACATCGGGAAAACCTGAACCAACCCTAGACGTATCAAAGACTGAACAACCCATATCTCTAAGAGCTTTAACAAGCATCGCATGATTAAAGTCAACTCTTTTAGCATAGGTCATTGAAATGTAATAAATTAAAGGTTAGTATCTAAACACTTTACACCAATAGGGGATGAAATGGCTCAAAAACCATTATCGCATGAAGATATGCAAGAAGCGGTAAATGCTTTTGCAAAGACTGGTAATAAAAGAAAATCAGCCGAACTTCTTAATCTTCCTGAAGGCACTTACAATTCAAGATATAGAGCTGGTGTCAAAGCAGGCATTAAGCCTACAGTTGATGTATTTAACAAAGACTTAAACGAGCTTAATGATGCTAGAAATAAGATTAGACAACTTGAGGCTACGATCCACGCCCATGAAGAAAATACATTAACTGCCGAATATATTAAAACTACCATTTTAAAAATGTCAAAAAAGGTGGTATCTCCACCTAATTGGCTAATTAAGCCCACTAAAGGTAAAAGAAGCGCAGGTGTTCCTACTTTATTTGCATCAGATTGGCATTGGGGCGAGGTAGTTGATCCAAATCAAATTAATGGCGTAAACGAATACAACGTAGCGATTGCACAAGATCGTGCAAAAGTCATGATTGAAAAAACGATTGATTTGCTTAAAAACCATGTAGCTTTGTCCGATTACCCTGGCATTGTGTTTGTATTGGGCGGTGATATGGTTTCAGGTGACATTCATGAAGAACTAATGGCTACAAACTCTATGGAGATTATGCCCACAGTCATAGATTTGTTTGGTGTATTGACTTGGTGTATTGAAACTTTAGCCGATGAGTTCGGAAATGTCTTTGTTCCGTGCGTAAGTGGTAATCATGGGCGCAACACGCACAAAATTAGGGCAAAAGGCAGAAATTTCACATCCTTTGATTGGTTACTCTATCAGTTTCTAGCAAAGAGGTTTGAAAATGATATTCGCATCCAATTTCATATTCCTGACGGCTCAGATGCCTATTATTCAATCTACGGACATAAATATTTACTTACACACGGGGATCAATTTCGTGGGGGTGATGGTGTCATTGGGGCTTTAGGCCCAATCATTCGTGGAGATCATCGTAAACGCTCCAGAAATGCTCAGATTGATATGGAATACGACACAATGATATTAGGTCATTGGCATCAATTAATCCAGCTAGAACGCCTTATAGTCAATGGTAGTTTGAAAGGTTACGATGAGTATGCTTATGCCAATAACTTTGGCTTTGAGCCACCACGCCAGGCATTATGGATTACCCATCCTGAACATGGTTTAACATTTAGTATGCCTGTTTATGTTGAAAGAAAACAAAAGCAGCTTAACAAAGAATGGATTACCTGGAAGTGAAGCTAACACCCGCAATCCTACGCAATCTTTATAGTGCAATGGTTTGTTGCGAACCATATTGCAAATGGAATATGCCTTTGCCAGAGCAAGTCAAATTTATTGTTGATGCAGACCCTGAAGCAATGGGCACATATTTGCACGATGACGGAGATTGGGAACACATCGTTACAGTATCAGAAGCTCGCTGTGGGCATCTTTACACAGTTATGACAACGCTATGCCATGAGATGATTCACATGAGCAGAGCCAATACAGTCACCCATGCGTGGACAAAGCACGATGCCACATTTAAACGTAGAGCAAAGCGAGTCGCTACCGAATTAGGTTTTGACCCTTTGGAACTCTAACGAATCTTTTGTAATACCAATTCGAGCAATTCTTCTTCTGTAGTATCGTACTCTCGCTCAAAGCGTTTGCGACCCATTCCGTGAATACTGGTATTTGCGCCTCTATGGTGGTAGGGGCATAGGGGGATAACAGGGGCATCACTTCGTTTACCAGCTCGTCTAATGTGATGCAATTCCGCTGGAGTCCCTTCATTGCCTTGTTTGTAACAGAGGATGCAACCAAATCTCGCCAGGGCATCATAATGAGCTTTCTCGGATTTTTTCATACAAACAATAATGCTTGTGTTTCAACTTTTCCACCTGAGTTGTATTGTTTTGTTTCACCTTTAGGATAGGGCAAAACATCATAATTTAATTTGCGTTGCAACAATTTCTTTTCTGTTTTATTTCCGTGAAAATAAACATATCTATGTTTTGCGCTTCTAAATTGCCTAATAGACGGGTCAGTAGCGTGTCGGCTGTGTTTTCCTTCACCAGCACTCATATCTGTACGTTCTTTTGTTGTGCCTGTAAATAAAAAATTAGTTGCTTGATATACATAACCTATATGGCCCTGTGCTGTGTCTGCATAAGAAACAACAATTTTAGGTTTTGGCAACAATTTTATTGAATTAGCAACCAAATAACTTGATTGATTCTTTGCATTGTCAAGCAAACAAAGTCTGTTTAATTCAATAACAAATTCTTTGTATTCTTTTCCGCAAATACCTTCACACAAGCTATTAGAAGCTGGTATTCCATAAGTAACAACGCCAACAAGATTATTGCCATCATACAAACCAAAAGCATAACTAATGCTTGGAAGTCTTTTAGCGTAATGCTTTTTAAGAATCCAGGGACTAGCTTCTTCTGATTTAATTGGCAAAACTTTAAGATTAGTGGACACTTTTGGTGCTAGTCCAATCTTCTAACTCTTGCGCTGATTCTGTTATAGAACAAGCAATTAAATAGGCTTGTGAATATTTACCTTTAAGCACCGCTTCGTGATAGTGTCTGATGAATGAGTTAAGTTTAAGAATAATGTCTGCATAATCGTTCATCTCGTTAATCTTTCTATTGATCGGTTGCTGGCTTGTTCTGTGCGCCAGATTTCTACTCTAAGTTTTGCTGCTTCAAGTTTCCATTTTAACGCTTCTGCGTTTTCTGTCGCCACTCCAATGGCTTTGCATAAATCTTGGTAAGCCTCTGAGCGATACGCTTCTCTTTCTTGCGCCCCAAGACTTTGCTCCGATGATTCAGACATTTTAATAGCTTTGAGGCTTGATTTAAATGCCTCAAGCTCCGCAAGCTCACCCTTCGCTTTTGCATACGCAGGCGCAGTTTTGAAAATAAAATCAATCGCATCGTTTGGATCATAGTCTTTCATTTAACAATCTCCATGCTGTTGCTGCACAAAGTGGCACTTGTCCGTTTCCAATGGCTTTAAGTCTGTCCACCCTAAGTGCCACCCCATCAGCCACTCTACCCACATTGGGTTCAGATGACCACCAATCACTTCCGAGTTTCTCGTAGCTATCTCGCCACCTAACATTATTTGCAAAGACTTCGTTCTGTGCCTTACTACTGCGTTTTTTGCATCGTTTGATTGAGGAGTTGGCCAAACTTCCATTCTTTTCTTTAATGCTTTCCGACTGTTGCTTCCCCCATCTATTCCTGTTGTACAAGGAGTATGAAAGAAATCTAAATTGTTCGGTATTTTTTCCAACAATCCATATTCTGTCCCTTTTGTGATTTGCCCCAACATCGGCTTCTGAAAGCACTCCCCATTCCGCATCGAACCCCATCGAGGCCAGGTCTGCAAGGACTCGTTCAAGTCCTCTAAAAGTGAGCATTGGACTGTTCTCAATGAATGCGTATTTGGGTCGTACTTCGCCAATAATCCTTGCCATCTCTTTCCACATTCCTGACCGCTCTCCGTCAAGTCCGTTTCCTTTTCCTGCTGCGCTAATGTCTTGACAGGGAAATCCCCCAGATACGACATCAACAATTCCTTGCCAAGGTTTTCCGTCAAAGGTTTGAACATCATCCCATATCGGGAAAGGCGGGAGAAATCCGTCATTTTGTCTGGCGCACAATACGCTTGCTGGATAGGCTTCCCATTCGACTGCACAGACTGTTCGCCATCCAAGCAAATGTCCCCCAAGTATTCCTCCACCAGCGCCTGCGAAAAGAGCCAACTCATTCATAGTTCCCCTTATTTAAGTGCAAGCCAAAGACCAATTTGACTAAACGCATAACCTAACCAAATAATTGCATTAGGAAATGCACCCTTGCGTAATTGCATAACACCGACCATTAGATAGCCCATGCCGGTAGCAGCAATAATTGTTTTTTCAAGCATCTTTCCCCCTAGAAAGTGTATTTGTATAAGTCTAAATCTTTTTCAAACAACTTGGCAACTTTATTTTTTTCCTTATCTGTGTATAAGTTTTTATACAACTCGTGATCTGATTTGTTATCAACATCCAAAGTAACACCAAAATCTACAATGTCTTGAATGGGCTTAAAATCGTTGTCTAAGCTCTCTGTTCGCAAAAGATGAGTTACCCCATTGGGTATCCATTCAAATTGATTGGTGGTGGTTTTAAACCAATGCAAAGTATCGTAGCTTTCTAACCGATCTACCCATGTGGCAAAGTCAGGAAACTCCTCTAAACCATTGGCTTGCCTAAATTTTACGCACCACTCTGTTTGACCATCTTTGGCAAAAGTATAAAAGCTCACCAATCTATCGTAAGGGTTTCTGACTACCGCAAAAGTTGTAATGCAAGGCATTACTTTAGCAATCATTGGCAGACTTTCGTGATGGCCCATAAAAATAGGGTCGGCATCAAAAAATGATTTGTATTTGGTAAACCATTTAATGATGGATGTGCCAGCATTTTTAGGAATATGCACAAAAGTTAAATTGTGCTTAGGTAAAAACATTGCCGTCATTTTAAACCAAGCTCTTTTCTAATTTTAGTAGCACTAACGCTGGTGATAGATTCATCAAAAGTTTCTTGTTCGATCTTATATCCAACATCACGCCCATAGGTGATATTGACAATATTAGGCACAACTTGAATGTAATATTGCCCTTGATATAAAGGGTCAAGATCACGTTTAATGTTTTCTTTGACTTGTTCTAAGCTAAATGGGTTACTGTCATTCCATCCTTGACAATCTCTTATCTGAATGACTACTTGTCCTGTTTTTTTAATAGCTCTTTCAAACAACGCACGATGCCCTTTATGCCAGGGTTGCCATCTGCCCAACATTTGAACAGTTTCTTGTTTCCAAGAAAAAGTTGCACGACGGCAATTATTAACAATATGGTTGACAACAAACTCTTTCCATGAATTATCCCAATTTGGGATTCTGAAATCATAAACATCAGGTTTTACAAAAAGCTGGTTTGTATCTTCAAACCTTCCTTCATCTATGGTATCCATCCATATAGTCCAATCGGCTTTAAAGTTATTACGCATCTCAGGCAAAGGAGCTACAAAATCACAAATTACATAATCACCACCAGCCGAAATTGCAAAATCAGCCATACGAATAGATTGACGAATACGCCCTTCTTTAGAAAAATCCCAATCATTAAAACGTTTTCTCACATCATCCGCATTAAACCAAGTCACTATAGGATTGGTATTGATTGGCAACATTAAAGCTCTTTCATAACTCATGTGGCCTTTAGCTTCCAAAAGTTCTTTAAGTTTTTTAGCAAAGGTCGTTTTACCAGAGCCGGGTAAACCCATAATTAATATTTTCATTTCCAAACATCCACAATAATATGAATACGATCTTCCGTTCCTTCGTTGGCTACAGAATGGAGAGCTTGATTGTTAAACCACCAAATTTCGCCAGGGTTCATGTGACAAGATTCGTTACCAGAAGTAAATGATACTTGGTCGTTGCTTGTTACTACAAAATGGTATCGGTCATGCTTTTTGGCGTAATTACCTTCATCTATGTGGTAACCAATATATCCACCAGGTTTAAGATTGGCTACCATCACACGCCCTAAAAGATGAATAGGAAAAAAGTCATAGACTACATTCATTGTTTTGGGATGGTAACGCTGAGAAAAGTAATCTTCGCACTTCAAACTCTCAAAGAAGGTTTGATAGGTGGAGTCATACATTACAGATTGAAACCGCAAGACAATATCTTTGACGTTGGAGTGTTGCAATGTAGGATCGTTTCTACGTAGGTTTAACCAATCCCAAAATTGACTTTTTGTTAGCTCTGCTGCAATAGGCGCAGGATCAAAAGTATCTATTAATTTGAAGTTATCCATTTTCCCCACTCCCCTCGGTTTCCTAATTGATATTGTATTGCAAAGTCATGCAGTAATTCTGGTGATATTTTCTTGTCAGAAATATATTTTCTAAACTTTGGCAAACCCCAATCTTTACGCCATTTACATAGCTGGCGCACCCCTGCTTTATGTATTGCCTCTAGATCGGAGTTCCCGCTGTTTGATGACATAATCCTTCATTTCGTAATAGCTGTTAAAGCGGGCCAATTTAGGGTCTTTACCACATTCAATTCTATACGCTTCTTCAATCTGATCGTTAGTTATTAACGGATTTTTCTTTTGTGTAATAACTGATTCTGCAACCCACTCAGCTTTAAATCCAGCCCAACCTCTTTCGCAACACATCTGCATTACATCAGAGAGGGACATTTTAGCCTTATCTGCTTCTCGCTGTAATCCTTTAAAAGCAGTTTCAGTCCATTTAGCTTTTTTGGCTTTGCGAACTTCTAAGTAATCTTTAAACAAAGATTCAGAAACACCTTCAGGTGTCTTTAATTGGTTATTGGTTATTGGTTTATGGTTATTGGTTGGTTGAACGGGCGTTGAACGGGCGTTGATCGCTCGTTTAGCTGCCGATGCTTTTCCTGCTTTAGAGGCTATATCTAACTGTTTATGATAGTCAGCCAATACTTCATCGCATCTAGTATGCTTCCAATATCCATCCTCTAAAACAAAAAACATTTTAAGAATTGATCTCACAAAGTCATCATGCAATCTAGCATTTACTTTTGTGCAAAGTACGCCTATATCATCAGGCAATGGTTTTTCTGTATCGTAATAAAGCCAAATTAATTTGAGATAAATGCCAACTTCTTCGTTGGTTAAATAAGAGGTGTCTTTTATAAAGTCACCAATGTGATGTTGGTAGTAGTGCATACGGCCTTTGTCAAAGGTAGTCAAAAGGGTGGACTGGGCAGATCGGTGACTAATCGACTTTTCGGTTGCGAACCTAGCCTGTCCATAGAGTTTACTACAGCTTATTTCTTTTTAGTTTGTTGTTTTTTTACAACAGTTTTCTTGGGAGTGGTGTCCAGAACGCTTGAAACATGAAACATTTTGCCGTTACGTTCCATCATTATTGCCTCCACCAAAGTGCAAGTCATTCCTTGCTGGACAAGAAAATGCAATCCCTCCTTGTCATAATGCACGTGGACTTCGGCTGATCCGTCTTTATTTTCTTTGATTTTTTTAATTAAAATTTCCATTAGTGTTGCCCCGAAAAAGCCACAGGGCCAAGTGCATTTAACAAATCACGATGCGCTTTGACTTCGTTGGTCAAAAATGCAATCCGTTCTTGCAAAACTTTAATTTCTAGATCAGCTTGTTTAAGCATATCTAACAACATTTCTTCTCTATTCATATTAACTCCGGCCAAATTAAATGCCAGGATTGTGGAAACAAGTCCTTGCGTGTGATTAAACCATGCGACTCTTTTTCAAGAGTTGCCCCTAAAAATGCGTATTGAGATGCTGGAATGTTGTTTTTTCGCCACAAACTAACTGCTGCCGGGCTTACACCCGTTAATTTGGCTACTTTGGCAGTTCCCCCAAGCAAGTCAATTATTGCTGAATCTGTAAGTTTTAGTCCCATTTAGCAATCTTACAACATAAGTAATTATTTTTGCAAAGGTATTGCAAAGTCTTGAATATTACTTAATAATGGAGATATAGCAACTTCGCTATGTCATTTAAGGGGAATTTAAATGGATGAGTTGTATCAAGTTATGACCGAAATGGAGCAACGCTTGGAAATAGCGTTAGACAACATGGAATACGGCACAGAATTGTCGCAAGACGATGTAGATGTTATTCGTGCAGCTTGTGGAAAGCCAAACAACAAGCGCAATAATCTATTGCAAAACGTGTTTGAAGATTTTGGTAAAGTCTTTGGAGGTTCTAATGTCTAAATACTTAGAACTTCGCAAGATCAATGTCAACGATCATACCGAACGTAAGGGTCGTTTTACTTATCTTTCTTGGGCGTGGGCCGTAGATCAGTTATTACAAAAAGACCCAATGGCTACTTGGTCGTATGCCGATCCTACAATATTTGCCGATGGTTCAATGATGGTATATTGCACAGTTCAGGCGTTTGACAAGTCAATGACTGCCATGCTTCCGGTGCTAAACCATGTCAATAAACCAATCCAAAATCCTAATGCAATGGATGTCAATACCGCTATGCAACGATGCTTAGTCAAAGCGATTGCTTTGCATGGCATTGGTTTGTATATCTACGCTGGCGAGGATTTGCCAGAAGATGAAGCACCAAAACAAGTGAAGTCTAGTCAATCAATGAAATCTGTAGCAGAAGATATTTTATAAGGGGAAACACATGGCATATACACCAAAAGAAGGTTCAGGAAGTCTGTTTAAAAATGAGCGTAAGGCTTCTGATAACCATCCTGACTTTACTGGAACAGTTATGGTCAATGGCAAAGAGCATTACTTATCTGCCTGGACTAAGACATCCACTAAAGGCACAAAGTTTCTTAGCGTATCAATCGGCAAAGAAAAAATCCCACAAGGATTTAAACCAGCAGGATCAGACGAGTTACCAAAGGATGATCCGTTTATAGACGATAGTACCCCGTTCTAAAGGAAAACACCATGCAGAACCAAATTAAGAATCTTATTACCGAAAGTGCCAAGTTAAGCTGGCAACCAGTTGGCGTAGATGAAGAACAGCAACTTATTAGTTTTAAACCTGAAGATTTGTTGTCTGTGATTAAGGCGGTTCTGCACGTTGCTGCCGATATGTGCGAAAACTACTATGATTCAGAGCGTATCATTAACTATGCACAAGGAATTAAATGACTTGCCAAGTATGTAAATTCTTTGTATTCAATCAAAATGATATGATGGGAGCTTGTAAGCTCAATCCTGTGGTTGTTAATAAAATGCCTCAGGACTGGTGCGGTCAAGAGATTCCAAAAGAATACGAAGAACCAGGCATTACAATAACTGTTGCTCCAAAGGCTACAACTGTTGCCCAAGAAACAACATACGATATACACACGGATGAAGTAAAACCAAAAAGGGGAAGAAAAAATGCAGGAACAAAAGAGTGAATCAGGCCATTGGTACACCAAAGATGGAGAGCCAGCCTACACAATCGAACGAGCAGATGGCAAAGGGATGCGAAACACCACTTTGCGAGATGCAAAGAAGCTGAGCCTTTTACCGAGCGTTACTACCATTCTCGGTGTGGCGGCAAAGCCTGGACTCCAGAATTGGCTTCAGCAGCAGGCTATCCTTGCAGCCTTAACGCTACCACGCAATGAGGGCGAGTCTGAGGAAGATTACTTAGACCGAGTTCTCAACGATTCTAAGGCACAAGGCAGGGATGCAGCCGATAGAGGAACACAGATTCATGGCGTATTAGAAGCCTTTTTTAGCCAAGTTTTATTGCCCGAAATACCTGAGTATTGCCGTAATGCAGAAAACGCTTTAAAAGCCTCGTTTGGCAATCGCCTATGGGTTACTGAGAAGTCTGGTAGCCATGAGCTAGGATTTGCTGGAAAAGTGGACTTACACGCTAAAGGCGATAAAGTTAAGGGCATTGTCCCCGTAGTTGCAGATTTTAAGACAAAAGAAGTCCCTTTAGAAAAGGTCGTTCCATACGAGGATCATATCATGCAGTTGGCTGCCTACCGAGAGTTATTAGGCTTGTCAGATGCTCGGTGCGCTATTGTCTTTGTCAACGGATTGACCAATGAAGTCAAGGTCTGCGAGATTGAGGAAGCGGATTTGCAAAAGGGTTTAAAGTGCTTTTTCCATCTGCTACGTTTCTACCAAATTAAAAGCGGATTGGTCGTATAATATCTTTGGGGCTGGGTTGGTGATCCCCCGCCAAAATTCCTTCCGTGAGGATTCCAGCCCCACCTTAATGTTGCTTAAAAGCCACAGATAAAAAATATTTTGCACAAAATGGTTTTTTGTGATTTTTATATTTATAGTTACATTTATCAGGGCAGGCATACTTCAGATCAATAAGCCGAAGGTGTACGACTAAGCAGTCTGTCCTGTTTTTTAACTAAGGGGGAATTATGAAAACAGCAATTATTGAATGGATTGGCGTAATACTGCTAGGCCTAATCTTGGGCGCAATGTTTGGCTGGGGGTTCTAATGATCGACAAATCTCAGTATGTTATTCGTTTAATGGAAAACTTGAAAAACAGACAGATTTTTAGAAATAGAGCCTGCATTACAGTATTACTCAAGCGTAGAGGCAAGACGTTAGAAGCAAAACGCAAAATTATTATGATGGCTAATACTCCATTATTTTATGCTTTTGGATATGAATACGAACCTAAAAAGGAAACGGAATATGGATTTGGCTACTGAATTTGAAAGCCCTGACTTTGGCAATTATAAGTGTTACAAAATGGGCGGAATCTTACACGTGCCTCATTACACCAAACCAGGCGTTTATGTAGCACCTTGCATCAAGATTGTGAATCAGTTTGGTCGTAACGAATACCCAGCCCGTTTCTTTTACAAGCATGAACTATTAGCGATGGGCGCAGTAGAAGTAATGGAAACCCTATGGAAAACTTATGCGAGGGACAATAAATGAACGCATACAAATTAGCGGAAGAATTGCAAAGAGCTATTGCTGACAATATGACTGACTTGGTTTGTGTTCAAGATGCAGCCACTTTGCTTAGAAAACAGGCAGATGACCTTGAGTATATGCAAGAGCAGTTCGACAGGGCCATAGAGTTTTTAGCCAAATGCAACGGATGGAGTAAAAACAAATGAGCTATGAACATTTTGTAAACAATTACCAGAGATGGCTAAAAAGCCCTAGAACGCTCTCAGAGGCGTTTAAAGATGCTGAGTATGCAACGTCTATCACTCGACCTGAAGATGGCGAATACAGCTTGTTTTGGGGGCTTTTAGGGGCTTTGATGTTTGTAGCTATCTTCGGTTACGGCTTTTGGCGTTATGTCAACCTATAAGCCATTTAGCCAAGATTTACACGATGTTTATGATGCGCCTGCTCGTCAGGCAGTATCTACTTGGATGCAAATGAAAAAAGGTTATGAAGTGCGGGAAAACCCTAATCGCTATGGAGTTGACTTAATCTGCTTTCGATCAGGTTTTCCAGTTGGTGCGCTTGAGGTAGAAGTTCGTCAATTAGGTTTTGACCAACATCGTAGTATTCACGTAGCGCAGCGCAAAGAAAAACTATTTCAGGAAGGTCTGCCGACTCTATTTTTTGCCTTAACTCAGGACTTACATCGTGCTTATTACCTGAAAGCAGACTTGATAAAAGATTGCCCATTGGTAGAAGTCCATAATCGTTATGTTGGTAAAGGGGAAATGTTTTACGATGTCCCGATTACCATGTTCAAAATTGCAAACCTTACAGATGTATTTTAATACTTCCGCATATTGGGCAATGGAGCTTCTTTTTGACTTGATCCATGCTCAGGGTGATGTGCTTTTTGCATAGGCAAAGCAATATGTTTATCCAGCTTACGCTCAAGACGCTCTACTTCCTTCTCAATTCTGTGAGGGGATTCTTTTACGTAATGGCCTTTTGGGGACTCGTGTGTCTTACCTTCGATTTTGAAGTTGGTCATAGTGTTTCTCCGATCATATTTAATGCGTTAAATTTTACATCTTCTACTCTTTTTAACCATCCTTTGCCAAAAGTGCCAAAGGTAGGCAATGATTCATAAAAGCTAGTTTTGCGATTGCTGTAGGCATCTACAACATCTTTAGGGTCTTTTTGGGCAATTAACTGCATAGTGCGTGGGCCAATCACTCCATCAGGAACACAGCCCATAGCTTCTTGCAATAACTTAACTGCTCTCCCCGGCCCCATGTTTACCGCAGCGTCAAACGCCATATAATCCACGCCCAAAGGTAATTGATTTGCATAACAAGCCAGCCAATACTTAGCTTGATACATAGGAGCTACATCGGCAGGGGTTAGACCTTTCATAGTCTTAACATCATGCCCGACCCATTCTTCCCATACTTTTTTGGTTACGCCAAGATTGGTTTCACCGCCAGGGTCTGCTGGATTGTTTACCCAACCGCCTTCTGACTTCAATACAAGGTCAAGGCACTTTTGAAAATTATTTTGCACTATCTGATCCTATTTTTATGCCTGTAATTAAACCAATAAAACCACCAACAATGGTCTGAAATGCAGGGCCAACTATTTCAAATAGTTTATTGTTATCTACCTGAGGATCAAAGAATCCAAACATAAACACAGTAACCATAGCCAATACAGTTACACATAAAGTAAATGTAGCTATTAAAGTTACCCAAGAAGCTAATTGTTCGTTATTCATTTTAAATTAACTTGTTGATTAACCCATTCTTGTAGGGTCATTAATTGTTCTGTTGTTTGGGCGCATTGCTCGGCAACAAGTAATACGTTATGGGTTTCACCATTAATTGTGATGGTGGCATTGGGGTCGCTGGCGGACAAGTTACGGGTACGAGAGTCGAGCATCCCAGTATAGAAAGTATGGATGCTAGTAAGGCGAGCTTCGTAAGTTTGCTTAATGTTTTCATTAATTATTTCCTGTTCCTTGATCTTGGCATCCGTTTCTGCCTGTTGTTTTTCTGCAACAATTTTGACTTGATCTCTAAAGTCAGCAAAGCGCAGATGCTCCACATAAAAGCCAACCCCAAAACCGCCCAAAACCAAAGCCAAATAAATGTAGATTTGTCCACCGATACCGCCTAGTAATTTAAGTAAAAAGCTCATTGTGGCTCTGCACCACTCATGTGTTTACCAGCTACCGCAGCAGCTCCTGAACCCGATACGATGCCCAAAGCACCAGCTAATTCAGTAAGGCTAATTTCATGCCCTGCGTAGATTAAATAGATTGCCGAACCAGCCACCACAAAAAAGCCAAGCATCCACGCCCAACGAGCAATATCGTGGGTCTGATTGTCTTTGCCAGTCAGAATGTGGGTAAAGATTTCGTTCATTTTTTATTTAAAAATACATCAACAATAATAGTAATAAAACCACCAACTACCGATGCCATGCCCATCAATGCCCACAATGATCCTTTTGAGCGTTCTGCCATAGCCAAAAGTTGTTTAATGTCATTACGCATCTCAGCCATTTCTTTTTCCATAGCCTCAACCTTTTGCCACATTACCCCTATTTTCATTGGATCAATATCAGACATCTTAATTTCCATTACGTTTTCTGTATAAAAGCTAGTGAATAATAAAGCGGTTGATTTGTGCCTGAATTTGACATTACACCACTATTAACAAAACCACCGGTAGAACCTACTGCATAATTATTGCCTGATCCAACGATAAAAGAATCTCTCAAATCGGGCGTGCCATTAGAGCCGTTACAAATAACGTAGCCAGCAGGAATAGATCCAATAGAGCCTGACCACATAATAATTGCCCCAGCAGGGACTGTTGTACCTGTGCTTGAAGCGTTGGGAATAGGATAGATATTGTCATAGGTTTGAATAAAAACATTAGTAGAATCTGCCAAGACAAACTTATAAGAATAGCTAGAGGTTAGCCAAATCTCATAAGGAGGCCGACCATCCGTTCCCAAAACAATAGGGTTGGTATTGGCAACAGCACCTGTGGAATCTGTATAAGTCGCTAAAGGAGTGCTTGAGCCAGCTTGATAGGAATACAAAAGACCGCCACTTAAAGGCAATCCAGTAGTGGTAAAGAATTGAAATCCGTTACCGATTGGTGATAATAAATAACTCATTGGGATTTCCTTGCTTCTTCAAGAGATTGTAAAGTTAATAAATCAGATAATTTGCTTTTTGCAGGTGAAGGAGCGCCAATCATTTTACCTGCACCATAAGCCAATGTTCCTACAGTTTTAGGACTTTGTGCTGGCAAAGCTAAAGCAGCCAAAGGATTATGTAAATAAGCGCCTAACAATCCAGCTCCATATAAACCGCCTTTAGCCACTAAGCCCCTAGGAGCAATAGAAGACAATGCTTGACCTGCCAAAGCTGGGCGCAATGCAACATTACCTTCTTGTTCTAGCTTTTTACCTAAATCAAGTCTATAACCCCAATTTGTATTTACATTGTCACGCATTAAAGATTGCAATTTACGCAACCCTGTATCAACAGAAGCCTGTTCACCAAGGCTTAATGCTTTTTTAATTTCTTTGATAGTTTCTGCACCTTCGCTATAACCCTTCATTACTTCATCATATTTAGGGGCTTGTGTGCGAATTTCATTTTTTACAGAATTGTAAATTTTGCCAATGGCATCCCTAGCACTTCTAGCCTCATAAGGGATTTCTTCCAAAGTTCCATAAAGCGCTTGTTTTAATGCATCAAAACCTTCAGGAGTATGGTATTCCTTTGGATCAAGATTTTTCCAATTATCAATAATGCTACGTGCATCTTCTACAGCTTCAGCAGCTTTTTTGTTTTTAATTTGTGTGCCAAATTTAGCGTTCTTTTGAGCTTCTTCAATAGCTTTATCTATGCCAGCAAAATCCAAAACTTTTTTATCTTTGCTGACATCCATCATGCCCAATTTATAATCCTTAGATAGCTTTTGCTGGATGTTATTCAATCCTTGCAATGCATCATCAAGAACTTGTGTTTTATCTGCTTTACCTGTTAAGTTTTGCCAAAACTCAGGAATTTTATTAACGCCAGATAAATATGCTTGTTTGATTGCTTCGCTACCAACTCCAGTAGTTAACCCCAAACCTTCAGCCATCAAATCGCCAATTTTTTTACCTGTCCAATGCATAATTGGCTTTGCAGCAGGTAAAACACCACCAACAGCGCCTTGAATTCCAATATCTTGTGCTGTTCTTTTGGCAAATTCTTCAGGACTTAAACCAGCTTCTTGAGGGCTTAATGCGCTTAATGCAGCTCCAGTACCAGCCATGCCAATAATATTTTTTGCATATTTTGGTATTTGAGGTATTTGATCTGCTAAAGAAGTAAGTTTGTTTTGAACACCTAAAGTTATAGGATTCAAAATGTCACCAGCTAAACTAGCTGCTTTTGGTATAAAAGAGTAACCACCAGCAGATTTGTTAATGCCCTGTTCAATTTGTTGTTGAGCAGAAGCCATATCTTCGCCAGGGCCATATCCAGTTAATTGTTTAATTTTTTGTGCAACTGCAACAACTGGATTGGCAACAGACATACCATATTTAATCGGTGCGCCAGCTACAGCATTAGAAAGTAATTGAGCTTGCCTTGTTGCCCCTGTAGCTTCTTCGCCATAAGGAGCAGTTGTTAAAGGTATGCCTTCAGGACTATAAATTGGTTCTTCTGTATATAAATTGCTTTTTTCAGCAGGTTGTGCTGGTGCTGTTGGCTCTTGTTCAGACAATAAACGGCTTGCAACTGATTGACTGCTTGTTTTAATAGGAGAAAGTTCGCTACCAACTACTTTATTTACATAGGCAGTCGGATCAACAGATTTGAATCCGCCATAAGCAGCCAATGCTTTACGATAATCGCCACCATTTTGTTGTGCCAAATGATTAAGATAATAGTCTGCGGCAGCTCTAGCTTCTTTTTTATCAAAAGCATTAAACTTTACGCCTCGTTTGTGCATTTCTGCAACAGTTTCTGGCATGAATTGATAAGGCCCCATAGCCTTAGTTTCTTTATTAATAGCGTGTTCATTACCTGAACTTTCAACTTGCATTAAGTTGTCAAGTATTTTAGATGGAGTTCCGTAACTTTTATTTACGTTAAAACCAATATCTTCATCTTCCGCAAGTCGTTGCGCTATTGTTGACATTATTCAATTCCTAGTTCACGCATCTTTTTAGCTTGTTGTTTTAGTGCATTTCTACGATCTTCAGGCAATTCTCTTTTATATTTGTTGTATTCTTCATCCGAAATATCTTGAAAGAAAATTGGATTAGCAACTTGGTTAAATTCCATTGCTTTGTTCTGATAAAGATCAGCATTATTTTTATATGGAGATAAAAAATTTGCCCTAGCAGATTTTCTACGCTCTAAACCAATTAATTGATCGCTAATTTTGCGAATAGCTTCTGGCTGAATTTGTGCGCCAGGTGTTGCCATCTGCTGAATTGCTCTTGCCATATCTGTACCAGCAGGCCCCATTTGCAAAATAGCAGAGTTCTTTTTCAATTCATCAAGATTGGCGGCAGATTTACTATCTATACCTAATAAATCAAGAACACCGCCTAGTAAACGAATTTGATCCGCACCAGTACCAGTTGTTGTCTTTTTAGATAAATCTCTGATTTTTTCTAATGCTTGAATACGTGTAGGAACAGCTTGTGCATCTTTAAATGTATTTTCCCAATCTTCTGTGCCAACTTTAGCTGTTTGTCCTAATACTTGACCTTCTGCTGTGGTTGGATTAGCAGACATAGCATTTTGCGATCCAGCTTGACCGACACCAAGTTGACCAAGTATTTGTTTTGCATCGCCCAAAATTTGAATTTCATTAGTAACAGGATTTGTTCTAACCAATTTACCTGCGGCATTAATTTGAATACGTGGGGTCTGCAATTCTTGTTGAACAAGGTTGCCTGCGCCTGCGGTAACTCTAGAACGGATATTTTGTGCAAAATCTTGTGGTCTGTTTTCTACAAAATCCATCATTTTGCCCATCGCACCATAAATCTGTGGGCGATATTCTTTGCCTAAACGTTCTACGGCTTGATCTGCTTGATCTGTAATAAGACGTTTTACTTTGGCTTGTAATTGATCGTTTGTAGGGTCTTTTTCCAATGCCAAAACATCGGGGCTAGTACCGATTGCATTAAATACGTTATCTCGTAATTGTGCAAGTTCGCCACGACTTTTGACTTTTTTAGTTTCTGCTTCTGCTTTTGTGGCTTCAATCTCTGGTTGGATGGTTGCGCTTTTTTTTGCAACATCCAAAAGAGAATTTAAATTGCTTAGACTTTGTCCCAAATTGGGTGCTTGTGCAGATAACCCTACTGAATCAGCCATACATTATCCTTATTGACCTGCTGCTAAAAGAGCGTTAATCGCTGCTGAATTTGTAAGTCCACCTGCGGCTGCATTTGTAGCTCCTACTACTCCGCCACCTAATGCAGTTCCCGCAGCAGCTTGTTGTGTGCCAATGTTGCCACCAAACTGAGATGCGCCTGTAGCTTGATTAGAAGCTGCGCCTTGACCCAATCCAGCAATCGCACCCAAGCGGTTATAGATATTGGAGTTTTGAGTCTGATAGTTGTTAAATGCGTTTTGGTAAGCACCTTGAGCATAGTTCTGAGCGTAGTTTTGTGCGCCCTGAATAGCGTTACCACCTACTAAACCACCAGTAGCGTTTAATTGGTTGTTTAAAGAACCTAAGCCTTGCTGTAATTGGAACTGATAATTAGGGGCTAATTGCTGAGTTAGGCTTTGATTATTAAATGGAGTTGTAAGACTTCCATAACCTTGTGCGCCAGTATTACCGCTAATACCTAATAGATCAGACAGGTTGCCTACAGCTTGCTGACCAATTTGACGATATGGGGCATTTTGCTGAGTCAGCGTATTAAACATATTTTGCTGAGTTTGGGCTGCTTGATTTGCAGCATTAGCTTGCAATGCAGAGCCGCCTAATGCACCAATACCGCTTAAAGCTCCACCCAATAATTGATTAGATGATAAGTTTTTAAGAGCAGAAGAAAGTTGATTTGATGCAGCAGAACCAGCAACACTAGGAACTTTACCAGGTGCGCCTTTACCACCACCGCCACCTTTAGAGCTACCACCACCTGCACCACCGCCTTTACCACTTCCAATAGAACCACCAACTTGTCCTCCGCCTGGTATTCCTGTGGCTTTACCAGCAGCAGTTCCTACA